ATTTTAGGTCTTTGTATGGTGCACCTGAATGGACGAAAGATGAAGTTGAGTGTGTCAATAGGATTCTCTGTGAAGAGGGGATGAAGAGAGTTAGGGCTTAGAATTCGTTATTAATATTACTGCAGGTGCTGAACCCTTTGGTGGTTTTTTACAGAAAATCTTACAGTCACAGCACCCCTTTACCGATACGCGCTGCTTTTTAGTTGCGTAACATCGTGTAGGTAACATGATATCTTTGGATATGTAACGTGCTATTTGGTCAAGAAGTATCATTCCTATACCTTTATCAGCGAAATTCCGTAGCCCAATTCTTCGAGGATTGGATTATTCTTGTAATCAACTTGGTAATATATCTTTTTGACCCCACTACTCGCAAGGGCTTTGAAACAGTTGATACATGGATAGTGTGTGATGTAGGCAACGGTATCATCGATGGAGACACCTCTTTTCGCTGCATCGGTGATGGCATTAATTTCTGCATGAATCGTGGCCTGTTCATGACCCCAACGTACGATAGATCTATGATCAGTACCGGCGAGGAATCCGTTGTACCCCATACTTATGAGTCTATTGTTCTTCACTAGAACACACCCCACTTTTAGTCTTTCACATGGAGACCGAACCGACGCCAAAGTCGCAGCTTTCATGAAGTAGTCGTTCCAAGAGATTCGTTCCTCGGGTGGAGGGGATCGCTGACGCCTCTCATCCTTGGTCATAGACATGAAACGAGGTGATGAACGTAGGGCACGGGGGCTGTCCATTTTATATTTAAACGTGTCTACTCTTTAACAACATCTCCTCCACCATTTAGCCGCTAATTCTGGAAACAATTCCTCTAGAGTTTTGAAATATGTATCAAGATATCGCTTTTCTTCCTCTTCTTCCCCCGTCAATTTAAGGCGGTCCGGGAACATACCCAACTTTACCGTCTTAAAATGATCCAGTCTTTTATTGAAATTCTCAAAAACACGAAACGACAGTAAGGTTTCGTCTTTTATGTTTAAAACACGAATTTCTTCGTGTATTCGGTCTAGGTGAACCATCTTGTATTTAACGCAGAATTTTGTTGGCTGTGTAGTTAATAACTTAAAGCTAATATGCCATGTGATATTAAAGATGAATAATCCCGAAGCATACTACCATGAACTTATCATTGTAAAGCCTAAATTCTATAAAAATACATATTGGGGTGGGCACAGGGGTATTCCTGAACCCGCTATATTATCAGGAAGATCTTTGTTTATGATTGATATGAAATCAACGCGTACCTCACGTATGAAAGAACACGAGTATTTACGTTCTTATGAAAGAGAATTTGGTTTGGACCACATTGAATACTATACCGGAAAAGATAATAAGAAATATCAAGTATGTTCACAACACACGGGTTGTCTCACATTGACTTCGCAACAGATGGAAAATGAGGGTTGGAAAAAAATTCGCCCAATGTATAACCTGTCACAAGATACGTATGTCAGGGTTTATGACAGGGAACGAGAAGAAATACGTAAAAAAATACGCGATCTTTTACCAGACCTTGCTACATATCGAAGACTTTATCATTCAGCCGCCACCCATTTGCCCGTAAATGAATGGAATCCGGGTTATTGGGGATATGCCATGAAACGTAAAGTTATAAAGATGGAGTCAAAATTAAAAGAATTTGAAAAGAAACTGGGATATGCATACAGTGAAATCGTTCTAGCTCATCTCGCCAACGACCAAATTCGGGAAGAGTATGGTTTGACGGTTACTTTCTAAAATCCTTATCAGCCGTGTAGTACGTCTTCCCCTTAGTGGCGAAGCTGTGCACCCTAGCATACCCCCACGCTTGTGGAGAAGCTCCCGGTCGATGCCCGGTTCTCCACGCAGCGAGTCCCCTATTGTAGATGGTCTTCACGGTCTTTAGAGGAATGCCAGTAGCCTTAGCAATTTCAGGGAGAGACTTGATCTCTGGTCCATACTTTTTCCTAAACTTTTGGGTGTAGGAGGAAGTCTTTGTCTTTTGTCCTTCGTCTGTTCTAAACTTGGTGTAGTCTTTTTTGAGCATCTTCTTGTAACGAGTTTCAACCTCCTTGAGAGTCCCAAGCCCCCTGAAGTATTTGAGGGGTGCATAGATTTGACCTTCTGTTCTACGCAGTTGCCCAACTTTTCGAGCAATTTGAGCATCGGTGAGAGGCATCTTACCTTTTACTTAGAAAATCTTACTACCGCATATGATAGTAATAAAACATACGAAACGAAAATAATATCATTCAATGTCCAGGTATAACCCGTATCGAAATCACCAACAATATATTTTGTCATTAAAAGAGCTATAAGTGGTATGACATATTCCTTTCTAAAATTTGAGCGGTTCTGGATATTTGTTAGGATATAAGATAATGACACAGTAAGAGCTGTAGAATTGACAAATCTGTTCATCTTACCTTTTACTTGAGATATTTTATAGCCGAAGCGATATTGGGATAGATGCATTTTCCGAACCTGACACGACCTGTCCTAGGATTGTAGTACCCCTTGTGGCCATTGAAGATACATTTGTGAAGTTCACCCATATAAAAAATACAATATTATAATAATTAGTTGAGATGGGACTTTCGATTATTATGGGGAATATGTTTTCTGGTAAAACTTCCGAACTTATCCGTCGACTTAAGCGTCTAAAAGTCATAGGTAAGGAAGTCATGATTGTCAACTCGGCGAAAGATACCAGATCACCTGAAGAAGTTTTGAAAACGCATGACAATGTTAAGTTTAATTGCCACAAAGTGTATGACCTATTTGATATCATCGATACTGATGAATTTGAACGGGCTGATATCATAGCCATAGATGAAGCACAATTCTTTCCCAGACTCAAAAAATTCATAGAAGGGTGTTTATACCTAGAAAAATCGATTATTATCGCAGGTCTTGATGGAGACTGCTTTCAAAGAAAGTTTGGTGAACTCATAGACTGTATCCCTCTCGCAAGTGACGTAACTAAACTTTCAGCACTGTGTATGCATTGTAACGATGGAACACCGGGTCCCTTTACCAAGAGGATTGTCAAAGACAAAACCCTAGAACTTATCGGTGGAAGTGATATGTATGAAGCAGTGTGTCACAATCACCTGTGAATATCCAAGATGAGTACAACCCTTCGACCGTCACTGGTTTTCATCAGTTCATGATATCTCGCGTGGTCAAAGAGGATATCTTCACCCTCTTTGTGTACGTGCCTACCATTCTCAGTGTACAGGCTACAATCCCCATCGCCGTGTATTGTGAGTTGATATCTTAAGAGTTCATTTGATTCAGCACGATGTGGATGTAAGACCATGGGACCCTCTATGACCGCAAATGAAGCACCCTCTCTATTTATACATGGTATTTGACGAATGAGACTATTTAGGAGTGGAAATTGTTCAGCCTTGTAAAAATAGTACCCGTCATTTTTTTCAAACCACGGGTTAGTATCATGGTACCACGTCTTTTCTAGAGTCGGTGAAACCTTTTCAAACTCTTCACGTAACTTGGGATAATGAAGTTTCAGTAGAAGAAGACCAGGGTAGTTCTTTACATCATACTCTGATAGACACTTAACTATTTCTCGGAATGTATTTTGTATACCGAGGAGTGGTCGCCACATATTTGAAAAGTAAAGGTGGTCGACAGGTGGTTTTACATAATCATACAGGACCATCATCATGGGTACAAACATAAACCGCCACATTATTTTCTCAGTAGATAATAAAAATGCCCGGATACCCCAAGTCCATGTATGCCGAGCCCAAGCCCACCGAGGAGGTCGTGACTACCAAGTCTCGCTTCTCTATGCCCGCTCTCCCCCAGCTTACCATCATCCAGATGGTTCTCGTCGCTCTCATCGCGGGCTATGCCTTCACTGCGCGTAAGATGAACGGTGTCGTCGTTGCCAGCCTTGCGCTGACCGTTGGTCTCCTCCACATGTACGACCACATGTACCGTATCAAGCGTGGCCCCGAAAAGCTCTTCTTCCTTCCCCAAGCTAAGAAGGAGGGGTACAGCTGCTGCGGTAAGTAAAAATCTTAGTAAAATATAAGTATGCGCGTCAAGATTATTCGTAGCCCTAACCCTAAAAAGAAGTTCAGGGCGACTCTAGAAGACGGCAGGACTGTTGACTTTGGTGCAAGTGGGTATTCCGACTACACCAAACACAAGAATCCTTCACGTATGCGTTCCTATGTGTTGCGTCATGGGGGTCATGTACCCAGACAAACCATAGAAGAACGAGATCCCAAGAAGATCCAAACAAAAATGTTAAACGTCGATCGGAGCGACAAAGAGAATTGGAAGATGAGTGGTATCGACGGGGCTGGTTTTTGGTCCCGTTGGTACCTCTGGAGTTTTCCTACGTTTCAGGGTGTTGAGAAGTTCATGAAGAAACGTTTTGGGATTAATTTAGTTTGAATTCAAAGTCCGTCTTTTCAAAATCTTCGTCTGATGTTAGACACAGTTTTATTCCTTCGTCCATATCACCTTTAGTAAAGTTATCATCTAATCCAATCTCTTCTTCAAATACTTCATTTTTACGTTTTGAACCACTGAGTGTAAAAATGTCATCTGGATATTTCTTGAAAATGGGTTGATATTTGTTTTCCTCTATACTACCAAATATTTCCTTTACTTTATCACATATCCCACCGTGTGCGCCAGCGCGAAGGTTCTCCGCACCAATCTTAAGTATTCTCACTAATTCGAGTTTTTGTTCATCATTTAAATCCATAACGTTCTCTTTCTCAGCCTCATCCATAGCTTTTTTCTTATATTCTTTGTCGTCTTCTTTGTATGTTTTCAAACCTTTCACGATATCTGCCATTTCAGAAATTTTTACGGTTTTAATAAAGTGAGGTTTGGTTCCTGAGATAAACCCACCAAACCAGCCTCCTGCAGCAGATAAAGAAGAACAACAGCAAAGTCCTACGACAGCAGCAATGGCGGCCATATTATAATGTATATAGATTATAATATGGCTGAGATAGCTCTTATGATTTGTGCCTTCTCATCTCTCATGAGTTCTGTAGGTGGAGGGTTTTACATGTTTAAACAAGAACAGAAGAAGAAATTGATAGCAGAGAAGAAGGCGTCGCCTTATGTCACCGTCTACACGGAATGTGATTATAAAGGGGAAGAATCTGTAATTGGGGATGATGTATTTGTTGATGGAGAAGCGACAATAGAAGTCGGAACACCTATAAAATCCATCATCGTACCAGCAGGTTTCAGTGTTGAGACTTACCCCAAGCAAAATAAAGGTGGTTTTAAATTAACACTAGGTGGTCCTTCAGATCAGAAGTGTACCACTATCAAATCAATGGTTGTCACGAAAGTCTAATTTAGGCCGCCATGCCCTTCTTTTTGAGGACGTTTTTCAGTTCGGCCATGAGTTTAGCGCGTCGAGCGTTCACGACCGGTCGCCGTTGGGGTGGGGGAGGAGGTGGTGGTGGTGGGGGAGGAATACCCGCACGAACCACGGTTGGAGCAACTATAGTTTGACACACTCTGATAACTTTCTGTGCATTTTTCACACTGTTAT